CTTAAAGCCACTTGGAGACTACCTTTTCTCTCTTCTAAAGTACATTCCAAATGATTGTACTTATGATCAAGAAAAGGGTGTGAAGTATTCTCAAGAAGCTTTGCTTCAAGGGAAGACTGCACACTGTTACGATCTTTCCAATGCAACGGATAATTTTCCGTTGTCGACCCAACTCTTCCTCTTGCGAGGGATTGGAGTGCCGGAAAAATGGGTTTCTCTTTTTGAGAGGATTTCCCATGGTCATTGGAACATCTGTATGGATCAACTTCCCGCTGGTATTAAAACCCGCGAGGAGTTATCCAAGAATTTGCGGTTTGGTTATTCACCACTCATTCAATGGAGTGTTGGACAACCACTGGGTGTTTATCCCAGTTTCGCAAGCTTTGCCTTGTGTCACCACTATGTCATCCGTGGCATTTTTGTGATGCTCGGCAAGGAACCTGATTACTTGGTCCTTGGAGATGATGTTATCATCTTCGATGACGAGGTGGCCAAAGTTTATTCTTTGGTTATGCGTCAGGTTGGTGTGCCCATATCGCCGGATAAGACTATCATTTCCGACAAATTTTGTGAATTTGCCGGGAGAGTGATATTCCCAGACAGTGTCCTCCGCGGTTATAAGTGGAGGGGAAGGAATGATAATTCCTTCATCGACGTGGCACGCAACCTTGGTCCTGGTTCCATGCGCCTCTTCAAGAGAAGACAGCGCCGGATCCTCCGGATTCTAGGCCCCATACCAGAACCTTATGGTTTTGGTTGGAACCCGAAAGGGTTGGATTACTGGGAACGCTTGGAACCTTGGCTTGACGCCTTGGAAAGGGGTAGTGAAACGGTACGTACTTATAAGAGTCGTGCTGCACATGTCAATACACTGCTTTACAACAGCAATTGGCATTTTACTACTCTGGATGGTTTAGACCCAGAGCTCGCTTCCGACCAGGAAGCGCAGGCGTTCTTGGCAGGCGCATTCACGTATGGTATGGATGAGAATCCAGCATACTTGATTGCGACTTTGCTGCCGAACGTGGAATACCTTCTTCGTCTTCTAGACGATGGTAGGATTCCTCCTGATAAGGTGATTGATAAGACTCTGTTAACCAATGGTCATCAGATGTTGAATTCTTTCAGTCAAGTTGAGAGAATCTCTCAACTTACGGAGCTCATCCGTTACGAGCGTAAACTTCGAGTAAACAACTAACCATGGG